CAGGTTTAGGAGCAAACGGAGTTAACGCACAAGGTACACAATGGTACACAAACGGTTCACTTTCATTTGAAGGTATTCCAATTTTTATGGCTAACGGACTTGGAGCAGACAATATGATTGCAACAACTGTAGATAACTTGTATTTTGGTTGCGGTTTATTAAACGACCAAAACGAAGTTAAGGTTATTGATATGGCAGACATCGACGGTTCTCAAAATGTACGTGTAGTTTTACGTTACAATGCAGGAGTTGAAATTGGTTTTGCTTCAGACGCAGTAACTTACGGAGCGTAATATTAAATAAAAAGCGGGACGTAAAAATTCCGCTTTATTTTATTCATAATTTAAAAACAAAACGAAATGGCTTGTCTTTTAACAAAATCAAGGGCTGAAGTTTGCAAAGAGTTTGTAGGCGGTATAAAAAGTATTTACTTTATAAACTATAGCGACTCTACTCCGTTAGTTCCAACTTATAGCGCAACCGCAGGAGCAGAAGATAGTATTGCTACTATTACAGGAGTAACATCACTTTATAAATACGATTTAAAAGGTGCAAATTCTTTTGAGCAAACAATAACAAGTTCAAGAGAAAACGGAACTACTTTTGTAGAACAAACTTTAACTTTTACAATTAAAGGTTTAGACGCTGTTGCTACAAAGCAAATGAAATTACTTGCTTGGGGAAGACCACACGTAGTAATTAGAACCAATGCTAATAATTTCTTTATAGCAGGTTTATTTAATGGAATGGATGTAACAACAGGAACTATTTCCAACGGTACTGCAATGGGTGATTTAAACGGATATACAATGACACTTGTAGGACAAGAGAATATTCCTGCAAATCACTTAAACGTTGCTCAAACATTAGGTAATCCATCTACAGACGCTCAATTATTAACAGTCTTTACAGGAGCATCAATCGTTCCTTACTAAAATTAAAAAAATTATTTTTAAAGCCGTTCGTAAGTTCGGCTTTTTTTTTGTCTTAAAAAAAGAACAAAAACACGAATATTTAATTATACTAATATGATAGTATTAACACCTTCAGGAAGTCCACAGACGTTTAGTTTTATTCCACGTGACAATACGTTTAATGTTTTAGAACTTACAGACGAACAAACAAACGTAACAACGCCTGTAGCGATTACTTCAAGAACTGTTGGAGACTACATTTATACAATTACAGCAACCTTTGGTTTAGTAGAAGGACATTTTTACAATTTAGTTTTAAGAGTAGGTACAACCATTATATTTAAAGACCGAGTATTTTGCACGGCACAACCATTAGTTACATTTTCGGTTAACAACAATCAGTATGTAAGTAATACAACAACAAATGATTTTATAGTATATGAATAATTTACACGTTTTAAATTTGTCGGCTTATACTTCACCTGTTATTTCGGAAACAAACCGAGAAAATTGGGTTGACTTTTTAACCGAAGACGGAGACCAATATTTTCAATTCTTAATTGAACGGTATTCTAATTCAACAACGAATAACGCTATTATAAACAACGTAGCACGATTAATTTACGGAAAAGGTTTAAGTGCATTAGACGCTAATAAAAAGCCAAACGAGTACGCACAAATGATGTCTTTATTTCACAAAGAAGACGTGCGTAAAATGGTTTTAGATAGGAAAATGTTTGGGCAATTTGCTATTCAAGTTCATTACAATGACAAGCACGACAAAATTTTAAAAGCATACCATATTCCTGTTAATCTTTTAAGAGCTGAAAAATGCGACAAAGACGGAAACATAACAGGTTATTATTATTCTGACAATTGGGACGATACTAAAAAGTTTGCGCCAATTAGGTTTAACGCTTTTGGATATAGCAAAGACAAAATAGAAATACTTTATTCTAAACCTTATTCGGTTGGAATGAAATATTACGCTTATCCTGACTATCAAGGCGCAGTTCCTTATACACTTTTAGAAGAAGAAGTTGCCGACTATTTAATTAACGAAGTTCAAAACGGATTTAGTGGAACTAAAGTTGTAAACTTTAATAACGGAATACCAACGGATGAACAACAAAGTATTATTTCAAACAAAGTTTTAAGCAAGTTAACAGGTTCACGTGGACAAAAAGTAATTGTAGCTTTTAACAACAACGCAGAAAGCAAAACAACGGTTGAAGACATACCGTTAAACGACGCTCCAGAACACTACACGTATTTAAGCGAAGAATGTTTACGCAAGATTATGTTAGGACACAACATCACTTCACCTTTATTATTTGGTGTTGCTTCAACAAACGGCTTTTCAAGTAACGCAGAAGAACTTAAAAATTCAAGTATATTATTTGACAATATGGTTATACGACCATTCCAAGAAGAACTATTAGATGCTTTTGATAGCATTTTAGCTTACAACGGAATTGCTTTAAAGTTATTTTTCAAGACTTTACAACCACTTGAATTTACAGACTTGGAAAACACGCAGAACGAAGAACAAGTAGCTGAAGAAACAGGAACAGAATTAAGCGCACATACAAACCCTTTAATTGATTTAGGCGAAGAACCACAAGACAATTGGTTATTAATAGATGAAAAACAAGTTGACTACGACACAGATGACGAAGAAAACGAGTTGTTGAGTAAAGAACCAAAACAAAGTTTATTAAGTAAGGTTATTAACTTGGTTTCAACAGGTGACGCAAGACCAAACATAACAAGTAAACAAGACAAAACTATTGACGGAGTAAAGTTTGTTGTTCGATATAAATACGAAGGCGAAGTAACGGACAATCCACGTGAATTTTGTACACAAATGGTAAAAGCAAACAAGATTTACCGTAAAGAAGATATTTTAAATATGAGTACACAAGTTGTTAACGCAGGTTGGGGGCCTAAAGGAACAGACTACTATTCTATTTGGTTATATAAAGGCGGTGGAAATTGTCACCACCGTTGGAACAAACAAGTTTATGCAGTCTTTGAAGGAACAGGATTAAACATAACCGCAAACACAAAGAAATTAGCACAAGCAAAAGCCGCTAAATTTGGTTATGTAGTTACTAATCCAAGTTTAGTTGCAACACGTCCAATCGACATACCAAACACACACGGTTTTTTACCTTCTAACAAACGTTTTCAATAATGGCAGACGCACTTTTAGTCACAAGACAAGATTTAGTTAAATTTACTTCGTTAAATGGTTCAGTTGACACGGACAATTTTATACAATACATCAAGATTGCACAAGATACAGACTTGCAAAATTTCACAGGAACAAAGCTATTAGACAAGATAAAAGCGGACATAATAGCAAATACATTAAGTGGTAATTATTTAACGCTTACAACGACTTATTTAAAGCCAATGCTTATTCATTTAGCAATGAAGTATTATTTACCGTTCGCAGCTTACACGATTTCAAACAAAGGAGTTTACAAACACAATTCTGAAAATTCAACAAGCGTAGAAAAAAACGAAATAGACTTTTTAATTGAAAAAGAAACACAAATAGCACAACACTACACACAACGTTTTATTGACTACATAAGCAACAACACAAGTTTGTTTCCTGAATACAACACAAATTCAACAAGTGATATGTTTCCTGACACAAACAATAATTATACAGGGTGGTACATTTAAGAACATACAAACCAAAGGAAGTTAATATCGTAAAGTTAAAGACTTACCTAAATACTATAAAAAATGGCAAGTAGTTGGGGTTCTTTACCTTCGAGAACAAGTCCAAAAGGCGGTCAACGTGGTTGCCTATGTAAAGACGGAAAAAGGTATTCAATAAAGTGTTGTAACGGAAGTTTACACGCTCAAGGAATAGGCGTTATAGACGGTGTAGTATCTCCAATAATACCTGTTTTTCCTTCTAACACTATTTTACCTGTAATAAGTGGTGCTACGGCTTTAGGTAGTGTACTTTCATCAACAACAGGAACTTGGACAGGAATACCTACACCAACTTTTGCTTACCAATGGAAAAGGGGCATAACAAATATAACAAGCGCTACAAATTCAACTTATACATTAGTAGTTGGGGATTCAGCGCAAAATATAACTTGTGTTGTAACAGCAACAAATACTTTAGGAAGTGCTAATGCAACTTCAAATATTATAACAGCACAAACATATTCAGCACCTGCTAATACTATTGCACCTGTTATTAGTGGAACAACAACACTTGGAAGTTTACTTTCATCAACAACGGGAACTTGGACAGGTAATCCATTGCCTACTTTTTCTTATCAATGGACAAGAAACGGTTTGCCTATAATTAATGCAAATTTATCAACATACTCATTGATTTTAGCTGATTCTCTTGCTAACATTCAATGCTTAATAATTGCAACAAATGCTTTAGGTAGTGACTTGGCACCAAGTAATATAATTACAGCAAATGATTTTACTTTAATTACAAATAGAATAACAGAAATTAACGACCAAAGAATAACAGAAAATAATAATAACAGAATAACACAATAAATTATGGCAGATTTAAAAATTAGTCAATTAACCGCAAAAGGTTCAGCAATAGCAAATACTGATTTATTAGAAATTAGTGAAAGCGATGGAGCAGGTGGTTATGTAACAAAGTCGGTTACAGGTGCAAATATTATAGGTTCAAAGCAAAACACTTTAATAAGTGGTACTAATATTAAAACGATAAATAGTAATTCGATTTTAGGTAGTGGCGATTTAGTAATAACAGGCGGTGTAACTTCAGTTTCAGCAACAACACCTGTAGTCGCAACAGGAACTACAACACCTGTTATTAGTTTAGCTTCAAATTATGGAGACACTCTAAATCCTTATGCGTCAAAGACTGCAAATAATATTTTAGCCGCACCAAACGGAAGTTCAGGAGTACCTACATTTAGGGCTATTGTAAGCGCAGATATTCCTACACTTAACCAAAACACTACAGGAACAGCAGACAACGTTACAGGAATTGTAGCAGTAGCGAATGGTGGTACAGGCACAGCAACTCCAAGTTTGGTAGCAGGAACTAATGTAACTATTACAGGGACTTTCCCTAATCAGACTATTGCTGCTTCAGGCGGTGGTGGTGGTGGTAGTACAGGTTTACAATCAGCGGTTTATAGTTCTATATTTACTTTACATACATCAAACTCACTAACTGCTGGTACTGCTACAATTCATACTCTTTCAAGTGCTATGATGCAATACGTTCCTTATATACCAAACACAACTTTTACTTGTGTAGAGTTTGCTATTAATGTAATAACTGCACAAGCAACAGGATTAGCAAGGATTTGTGTTTATTCTTCAAGTAATAATCAACCTACTAATTTATTATACAGTAGTACTAATTTAGATTGTTCAACATCAGGCACAAAAAGTGTTATATCTTCTTTTGTTTTTACACAAGGAACAATTTATTGGTTAGGTATTCAAACAAATGTTAATAGTATTTCATTTACAGGATTAAACGGCGCATCTTGTATACCATTATCTTGTACTGTTTCGGGTACTCAACATACTTCTTGGACTCAAACTGGACTTACATACGCAAGTGGGGCGCCAAGTGTAGCAAATGTAAGTCTTTTTGTTGCTAATAGTTCAATCCAAATATCAATGAAAAAATAATAAAATTATGGCACAATTAAGAAACGAAATTTATGATGAGAACGGACTTGTAAGAGTTGAGTTCATTGAAGTAGAAAGTCCTACTCAAGAAGAATTAATTGCTCAAAAAGAAGCACAGCTTTTGGCTATGTTTGAAGAATTAAAAGCTTTAAGGGGAGAATAGATGAAAAGTAACTATTTAGCAAGTCTTTATTTTATTGCGGGTTTTTTAACTTCGTTTTCTTTGATTTGTCAAGGCACAGAACCCTACATTAATTTGGCAGGTGTTACTTTGTTTTTTTACTTAACTTTCAGTTTAACAGAAGCACTTGAAGATTTAGGATTATGAGACTACAATTATATTTATTACTTTACACGATTAAAAATTCCACATTGAAACTATTGACTATTTGCTTTTCGTTTTTTTTACCTATTAGCGGAATACTTGGACTTTTATTTGCGTTGATATTGTCGGACACAGCTACAGGAATATGGAAAGCTAAACACCTAAAACAAGAAATAACGTCGCGTAAACTTTCAGCAATAATTTCTAAAATTTTACTTTACGAGTTGTGCGTTATTCTATTTTTCTTAATAGATTATTTTATATTAAACGATATAGTTTTAACCGTGTTTTCCGTGCCTTTAATGTTAACTAAAGTTTTAGCGTTAATTTTAGCAAGTATCGAAATCCAATCAATTGCAGAAAATTGGCGAATCGTCAAAGGTGTAAATTTATGGCAAAGCGCAAAGTTACTTTTTACACGTGCAATAGATATTAAGAACGACATTAATAAGTTAAAATGAATTTAAGCGCACACGTTACTTTAAAAGAGTTTCAAGCTTCAGGAATAGCAACTTTACGCAACCTTAATAACGAAATGAACGAGTCGCAAATTGCGTCCGCAAAACTTTTGTGTGAAAACGTGTTTGAACCGTTAAGAATTCACTTAAACATACCGATAGAAATTAGTTCTGGGTTTCGTTCTTTACAGGTTAATAAAATGATAGGTGGTTCAAAGACTTCACAACATACAAAAGGCGAAGCAATGGACTTACAAATAGGTTCTAAAGGATTTAATTTTATAAAAGACAAGTTAGAGTTCGACCAACTAATTTGGGAGTTTGGAAACGATGAAAACCCTTCGTGGGTTCACGTTAGTTATAGTTCTAAAAATCGTAAACAAGTATTAAAAGCAACCAAAAAAAATGGGAAAACTATTTATTCTAATTATTAGCATTTTACTTTATTCGTGTTCGGCTCAATACCATTTGAACAAAGCAATAAAGAAGGGTTTTAAATGCGATGAAACAGGCGATACAATTCGTATTACAACTTTAGATAGTATTCCGGTTATTGTAAACGACACAATAGTTTGGGAAAAGTTTATAAGCACTAAAGACACGGTTATACAATACAAGAATGTTTACGTTCCAAAAACACGAATAGAATTAAAACGTGAATACAAAATAAAAGTAAAAACTATCTACAAAGACAAGGTAGTTGAAAAAGCGGAAGCACGAGCTGAAGGTAAAAAGAACCAACCTAAAGGAAATTTAAACCTTCTTTTTGTAGGTGTTGGAATAGGTTTATTACTTTCGTGGCTTTGGAAAAACGGAATTAAATCTATAATCTAAATTTTTATGGCAAATAACAGCGCAAGGTTTCGACTAAAACAAGACGAAATCGAAATACTTATGCAGTATCGTGGCATCAAAAATGCAACGGATGAAGCGGGAGTTGATGA